AAAGCTTGGATGATAACTGATCGCCACAACATCACCTCCGACATCACACGCTCCAAGGAATATCGTTGCCGGTCATATATTCCGCATATGCGAAATGGTCTGGCGTTATGATCGAAACCACTCGATTCTTGTCTTGGTACATTCCGTTTTTATCGTGTTCGATCCCGATTTTTATCACGACATCCAAATTGTTTAACTCCGCAAATGAAGCGATCTGCCTTGCATTAACAGCGGTTTCAGACATGTCTTTTGGATTTATTCCTTTGGCTGATTCTAAAATCGCTCTTATCCTGGCTTTTCCCATGTTGATCCAGCGATCAGGCCCTTCAAATCCGATTTTGTCGAAGATTTTGCGCTTCGCGTACTGACCTTCAAGAATGATAAATTCGCAATTCAAGTAAGCTGTATCGCCTGTTTTGCTTCTCGTTATAAATGGATCTGAAGAATCATTTCCTGGCTTCAAAACCAATCTTGCTTTGGCAATCGTATTCGCTGGAATTAAATCCAAACTGTTTTGCGTTTCTGCTGTGTTAAAGTTCATCATTGCTTTTCTCCTTTGTAATTGTTGTGAAGCAACTTGCTTCTGATCTTGTTTAAAAGTTTTCCGAGATGCGCTTCCTCAATTTCATCTAAACATCCAGATCTGTCTTTGGCTGGATACATGTTTGAGTTTAGAGTCTTGCAGATGAATTTTCGATCGAGTTTTCCAGAGTCATCACGAACAGGAACCATCGAAATTACTTCATCAACAATGCCTGGAAGTTCAGCCGTTGTTTTGGCGCCTTCAATTTGTGGAACCCAAGAAGTGTGATTAAAGTCATCGGTTTTTTGCTCGAGCAAGCCAACGAAAATGACATCTTTGTTCGGAATATGCTGAAACTGATTGATCCATGAACTCATTTCTGATGCCAACAATCCATAAGCTGCTCTCACGTCTGGTTTCCCTGATTTTTCTGAAAACGATTCAGGCTGATTTTTGCACCAAGCGAGGCAGAGTTTCGAGGCAATCGTAATCGAATCGATGAAAATGCATTTGTACTTTTCAAAATCACAATCTTTGAACTTTGTTTTGGCTGAATCAAAATGACGTTGTCCGTAAACTGACTTCGATGCTGGATTCACACCTCCAATTAAGCACGCTAAATCTCTTGCATCTTCCCAAGTACGAACCGAAATCGAATCGCCAGGCCAGTCTTGCACAGCCAATAATCCTGCTTCAAAATCCAAGCATATAGTTGGCTCAGACAGCGTTTTCAGCAAACTGGTTTTTCCAATGCCATACGATCCGAAGATGGCCATTTTTACGCCTGAATGTTGCTTCAATCTCTCTTCTGCGGAAATGATTTTCATGACTTATGCCTCCTCAGAATTTGGAATCGAAATTTTAAACTTGGCTTTTCCTGGCGTTATCGTTCGCGCGTCTGCAAACAACGTTTTATCCTCTGGCGACAGCTGTTGGTATTTCCGTTCGTCGATAACGTGAGTTGTTTTTATAATGGCTTTGCGTTTCTCGTCAGAAATATTTTTGATAATTTCATCGATTTTTTCTGAATCCCAAGTAACCTTTTTTGGAACCTCTGCGACAATCTGGAATCCGTTTTCAACGAACTTTGTCGTGCCGGTATCGCGATTTTCATTGCGAAGATTATTTCGCGCAATCTCCAAAAAACGCCTTAAGTATGATGATTTTGCTTTTACAAGTATCTACTCACCTAGAAAAAAGTTCTCTTCGCCTCATAAAAAGTTATCGCCTCGGCACAAAAATACCTCGTTATTTATACGAAATCCTTCCCATCTTTTATTTTCGATAATTTGATAATTTATATGCGTTATTTTTTTTATGTTGTTTCGAATTTTATAAATTGCATTGTTAATTTGATTCTGTGGATTATCTAAAAAAACTGATTTTTGTTCTAATTGATCGCAAATGGATTTTATATGCAGATAGCAACAGCCATTTTTGATTTCATAAAAATAATGATCGATTAAAATATCAAATATCGCAAACTGTAATTCTGATTTTTTATCTACAATTTTGATGTTGTTTAAATAGAAACCATCATTTTTAACGCGAATAAAATATTTTTTAAAAAAGAAGAGTCTAATTGACTCTATAATTGCGTAGATTTTTTTTCATATCAGCCTTTAAACAAGTTAAATACGCAAAATTATAATAAAATTACAATCAAATTAAAAATAATTATAGATTTTTCACAATGTTATGAAACACTTTCTGATTTCTGTTGAATATATACAGTGTAAGGAATGGGTTTGTTTATGAATATTCTTGCACTTGATTTAGGAAGCAAACTTGGTTTTGCGATTTACAGCAATGACTCAATTGAGAGCGGAACTAAGAAGTTATCGCGCAAAACATTTGGCTCAAGGTTTTCAGAATTTCGCTGTTGGCTGATGAAGATTATCACTCAGAATCAGATCGATATAGTATATTTTGAGCGAGTTTACAGGCATAACGGAACTGAAGCTGCACATGTTTTTGGTGGCTTTATGTATATTTTGGCTTCTGTTTGTGATGAATTACATATTCGTTGCGAAGGCGTTTCTGTTGGAACAATCAAAAAATATATTTCTGGAAAAGGCAATGCTTCAAAGGTTGACGTAATTGATGCTGTAAAACGGCATGGATTTGATCCGATCGACGATAACGAAGCTGATGCACTAAGTATCTTATTTTTTGGACTCCAAGTCCTTGGCAAATTGCATGACAAGAAGTCCTTACGGGTCCTTCCAAGCCCTGATAATCAACGGGTTTTCCGCCCCCGGCATTTCGCTAGCGACAGAACTTTTTCGATGGATGACCGACGTGATGCTAGAATTCGCGACTGTACTACTATGAGAGGTCTTCAAAACAAATTGATTACGGAAGAAGACTAAAATGACTGAAAAATCAAAGCTAAATTCCTCATCACTGCAGTTTAAAATCTACCCGATAGATTCATTAGTCGAGTATGCGCGCAATCCGCGAAAAAATGACGCTGTAGTTGACAGAATGGTCTCTTGCATCAAGGAGTTTGGCTTTCGTATTCCGATTGTCGCAAAAAGCGATGGAACTGTCGTTGATGGCCATCTTCGCCTAAAAGCAGCTCGCAAATTAGGCATGAAAGACGTTCCTGTAGTTATCGCTGATGATCTTTCAGATGCTCAAATCAAGGCGTTTCGTCTATTGGCTAATCAGTCAGCGAACTGGGCCGAATGGGACGACGAGCTTCTTAAACTTGAGTTCGAAGACTTAAAAAATGCGGACTTTGATCTTGAGTTAACAGGATTTGATTTAAATGAAATCGAAAAGTTCTTGCGAAACGATGATGTTCAAGAAGATGATTTTGAAGAAACTCAAATTGCTGAAGACCAGTCTGTCATAACAAAGCCGGGAGATCTGTGGCTTCTCGGCGAACATCGTCTATTATGCGGGGATTCTACCAAATCCGACAACGTTCAAAAGTTAATGAACAGCGATATTGCTGACATGGTGTTCACAGATCCTCCTTACAACGTGCAAGTCAGTCGCATTTCAGGAAAAGGCTCAACAAAGCATGACGAGTTTTCTATGGCGTCAGGCGAAATGTCAGAGGCTGAGTTTGTCGAGTTTTTAGAGAAAATATTCTCAAATTTAACAGCATTTTCAAAGAATGGTAGCATACATTATGTTTGTATGGATTGGAAACACATCTACGAAATCATTTCTGCAGGTCGAGAAAAATACTCAGAATTTAAGCAATTATGTGTGTGGAACAAAGGTAGCGGAGGAATGGGCTCTTTCTATCGCAGCCAGCATGAACTGATTTTTGTATTTAAAAATGGGACTGAAAAACATACGAATAATTTTGAACTCGGGCAATTTGGACGCAACAGAACAAACGTTTGGGATTACGCTGGAATGAATAGTTTCTCAGCAGAAAACAGAGATGATTTGCTTAAAGTGCATCCGACAGTAAAACCTTTGAGATTAGTCGCAGATGCTATTTTAGATTGTTCAAATCATGGAGAAATAATTCTAGATCTATTCGGAGGATCAGGAACAACGCTCATCGCATGCGAAGAAACGAATCGCAAATGTCGCATGATGGAATTTGAGCCTAAATATTGCGATGTAATCATAAAACGTTGGCAGAAAAACACTGGGCAACAAGCAATTCATGCCGAATCTGGTAGAAACTTTGATGAACTGGAGGCATGCTGATGGCTTTAATTTCTCAAGCTGAATGGGCGCGCAGACAGGGATTTTCGAAGCAATATGTCGGTAAACTGATCAAGCTTGGAAAGATTAAACTTACTGACGGAAAGATTGAGGAATATACTGCTAATGCAGAGCTTGAAAGCCAAAGGAACGTTGATCTTCCGCAACATCGCAAAGGTGGAGGCACCTATTTTGTTCAGGATGATATCCACAAATTACTTGTTAAAACCAAGCTCAAAAACGAAATCGAAAAAGGCAAATTGCTCGAAGCGCGAGTAAAGGCAGAGACTGGAGAGCTGGTTCCTATCGATGAGGTTCGTAGTACATTTTACGCAAAAGGAAGAATTGTACGTGACGGAATTTTAAACATTCCTGATCGTATTTCTTCGTTGCTTGCTACTATCGATGATGCATCGCAAATCCACGAAATCCTGACGCAAGAGCTGAGAACTGTTTTGGAGGAGTTATCTAATGCAGTCTGATATCTTGATTCGTGAGTTTAATAAAGGTCTAAGACCTGACTCAATTATGAGCGTTTCCGATTGGGCTGACGCGAACAGAGTTTTATCTCAAACAGCCTCGTCTGAGCCTGGAAAGTTCAGAACATCAAGAACTCCTTATTTAAGAGAAATCATGGACGCTTTGTCGCCAACATCCAAATACGAAAAAGTTGTTTTTATGAAGGGTGCGCAAATCGGAGGAACCGAAGCCGGTAACAATTGGATTGGATACATAATTGATCAAGCGCCAGGCCCGATGTTGGTTGTTCAGCCGACTGTTGAAATGGGAAAACGTTGGTCGAAAGGACGTTTAGCTCCGTTAATTGAGGATACTCCGTGTTTAAGAAACAAAGTAAAAGATCCTAGAAGTAGAGATTCAGGCAACACTGTTCAAAGCAAGGAATTTCCTGGCGGTCAGGTTGTTATCACAGGCGCGAACTCTGCTGTTGGACTTCGATCGATGCCAGTCAGATACTTATTTTGCGATGAAGTAGATGCTTATCCTCCTGACGCAGATTCTGAAGGAGATCCATTAACTTTGGCTATTCAGAGAACAGCGACATTCGCTCGAAGAAAGATTTTTATTGTATCAACACCTACGATTCAAGGACTTTCACGGATCGAAAAGGAGTTCAACTCGACAGATCAACGCTACTATTTTGTTCCGTGTCCATTTTGCGGAGAATTTCAGGCACTCAAATGGGAGAACATTCGCTATGATTCAGATTCTGCTAAAGTTGTTTATGTTTGCGAGCACTGTCAGAAATTTATTGAGGAACATCATAAAACGAAAATGCTCGAACAAGGAAAGTGGACACCACTCAATAAAACCACGCCGGGAGGGCAATTAACGGGCACAACTTCAAGCTGTGGATTTCATTTGAACTCATTGTATTCACCAGTCGGCTGGATGAGCTGGGAAACTTGTTATCGCAATTACTTGGCGGCAGAAAAAGATGAACAGCTACTGAAAGCCTGGACGAACACGACGCTTGGCTTGCCTTGGGAAGAGAAAGGCGAAGTTCCTGATTGGGGAATTCTGTTTGATCGACGTGAACATTATAAAATCGGCACAGTTCCAAACGGAGGTTACATTCTTACAGCCGGAGTTGATGTTCAAAATGATCGTATTGAGCTCGAAGTAGTCGCTTGGGGAAAAAATCACGAAAGCTGGTCTGTAGATTATCGAGTAATTTATGGGAGTCCAACAACACAAGATCCATGGAAAAAACTGAGCTCGATTTTGAACGAAGAGTTCGAATCTGAAGATGGAGTTTATCGCAAAATCAACATGCTTGCCATTGACTCAGGTTTTGCTACTCAAGAAGTTTATAATTGGGTTCGTGGCCAATCGATTCATAATGTTATGGCTGTAAAAGGCGTTGATAACTCGCTTGTTCCTTTGAACGCGCCAACAAAAGTAGATGTAAATTTTCGAGGCAAAAAGATTTCAAATGCTGTGCGACTTTGGAAGGTTGGAGTTTCAATTTTAAAGAGTGAATTGTACGGCTATCTCGCACAAACAAGGAATGAAGATGGCTCTATTCCTCACGGCTATTTGCATTTTCCGGAATATAACTCGGAATATTTCAAGCAACTAACAGCAGAACAATTGGTAACGAAAATCGTCAAAGGTTATCCGAAACGCGAATGGCAGAAAACGCGAGATCGAAACGAAGCTCTCGATTGCAGAATTTACGCAAGAGCGGCAGCAATCGCTTTAGGCATAGATCGCTGGCCAGAATCAAAGTGGGAACAAATTACAGGCGAAACGCACAAGGCAGAGAACACGCAAACACCTCTCAAACAACGACGAATTATAAGGAGTAGATTCATTTGAGCGACTTAACCGAAAAACTAAACGCAGTAGAAAAAGCAATTTGCGATTTGCATTCAGGAAAGAGAGTTACCTCTGTTTCTTATGGAGATACTCGCGTTCAGTATGCTGAAGTTGATTTAGAAGCATTGCTCAAACTGCGCGCGCAGATCAAATCATCGATCAAAACTGAATCTCCTAGACAGGTAATTTTTTCAACTTCGAAGGGGGTGAGATGAAACTTTTCAGCTCGATCACAAACTTGTTTAAGAAAAAAGCTACGGCATATGACGGATCATCTCACAGCAAACGTCTTGCTCATTGGAATGCTTCAAGCGAGTCGATTAATTCCATTCTGGCTTCTAATTTAAGCACATTGCGCAATCGTTCTCACGATATTATTAGAAAAAATCCTTATGCTGCTAATGCAGTTGAGGTCATTGTTTCGAATTGTATTGGAACTGGCATAAAGCCTCAATCTAAAGCAAAAAGTGCGGAGTTTAGAAAGCAAATTCAAGAGCTTTGGTTGCGCTGGACGGATGAAGCAGATTATGCGTGTGTTTGTGATTTTTATGGCTTACAAGCCTTGATTCTTCGAAGCGTTATCGAGAGCGGAGAGTGCTTTGTTCGCATTAAAATCGACAAAAACAACGCAACAGTTCCTCTTAAATTGCAGGTAATCGAGTCAGAACATCTTGATTCATCAAAGGATTATCTACTTCCGAACGGCAACGTTATCAAAAGCGGAATCGAGTTCAACAAGGCCGGCAAAAGAGTCGCATACTATTTATATAAGAAGCATCCTTCAGAAGAATTTTGCGAATCAACACGATTTCCAGCGAACGAAATTTTGCACATTTACAGACCTCTCAGACCTGGCCAAATTCGAGGAGAGCCTTGGTTATCGAATGTCCTTTTGAAGTTGCACGAGCTTGATCAATACGAAGATGCAGAACTAGTTCGCAAGAAAACTGCTGCGATGTTCGCTGGATTTGTGACACGATTAGATCCTGATGCCGAAATATTTTCAAAAGACGAAACAAGCGGATTGTACGGACTAGAGCCTGGCACAATGCAGTTTTTAGATCCTGGCGAAGATATAAAATTCTCGAATCCAGCTGACGTCGGCAACACTTATGAGATCTTCATCAAACAGCAACTGAGAGCGATTGCAGTTGGTCTTGGAATTACCTACGAACAGCTTACTGGAGATTTGAGCGGCGTAAATTATTCATCAATTCGAGCTGGATTACTCGAGTTTCGCAGACGTTGTACTTCGTTACAGCATAACTTAATCGTATTTCAATTGTGCCGTCCGATTTGGAACAAATTCATTGAATTGGCAGTACTTTCAGACTCAATTAAAGTTCCAAACGATCCGACCTTTTCTGCTGTGAAATGGATTCCGCAAGGTTTTGCGTGGGTTGATCCTCTGAAAGAACAAAAAGCTCAAATGAACGCTGTTCGATGCGGATTCAAATCTCGAGCAGAAGTAGTTTCAGAGCTTGGCTATGACGTAGAAGAGATCGATGAGGAAATTAAAAACGACAACGAAAGAGCCAAATCGATGGGATTAAGTTTCGACTCAGTTTTAGAAAAAGAAGAGAGCAACTATGAAGAACAGTAATATTAATTGGATCAATAAACCGATGATGATCGATGCGGCGCAATTCGATGCGCTTTCAAATGTCGAGTGGATTGAAGCGGAAAATTTTGGCTTAACATACAATATATATAATAGAGTCGCGATTATTCCGATTCATGGCTTACTGACCAAGCGAACCGAACTGTTTGCTCCGATTTTTGGAACGACTTCATACGAAGAAATTTACAATGCGATTTCGCAAGCGCAAAAAGATCCAGATGTTTTATCGATCTTACTCGACATCGATAGTCCAGGCGGAGAAGTCAGCGGACTTTTTGATTTAGTCGACTTTATTTATCAGTCACGAAACATCAAACCAATTTATTCTGTTGCAAACGATCACGCATTTTCAGCCGCCTACGCGATAGCTTCCGCAACATCCAAGATTTTTGTTAATCGCACAAGCGGAGTCGGAAGTGTCGGAGTTATCGCAACTCATGTTGACGTTTCTGAAGCTGATAAAAAAGACGGAATTAAATTCACAACGGTTTTTGCCGGATCAAAAAAGAACGATTTATCACCTCATGAACCGATTTCTGACGAAGCTGTCAGCGATCTGCAAAATGAAGTCGATCGTCTTTATGAGATGTTTGTTGAAACCGTTTCACGCAATCGGAATTTATCTGCTGAGCAAGTTAAAGCCACTCAAGCTGCGACATACTTTGCTGAAAATTCTGTTGCAATCGGACTAGCTGATGAACTGATCAGCTCAGAAAAAATGTTTGAAAAAATTATAACTTTTGGAGGAAAAATAGAGCTCTTGCGAAAGTAATAAGTATCTAGCAAATTACACGAAGAAATGAGAAACTCAGCAAAAATAAGCGCATAAAAATGCTAAGTTTCGTAA